TGGTAGGGTTGCTGAGTAACAAATGAATATTTTAGGCATTTTAAGTCAAGTATCTGCCGTACCACTTGCAATCAATTATTTAGTAGTGGCAGGTGGTGGTGGTGGTGGTGGTTTTGGTGGTGGTGGCGGTGCTGGTGGACTTAGATGTACAGTAGATGCTACTGGCGGTGGTGGTAGTTTAGAAACTGCTTTTGTGCCTACTCTTAATACAAATTACACAGTAACAATAGGTGCTGGTGGTGCTGGTGGTAATGGAACTACTTATACAAATGGAACTAATGGCAATAATTCAGTATTTAATACAATAACTTCAACAGGTGGCGGTGGCGGTGCAGCGCAGGCTCTTGCACCAAGTACAGGTGGTTCAGGTGGCGGTGCTAGTCCAACAGGTTCAACTTTAACTGGCGCGGCAGGCACAGCCAATCAAGGTTTTGCAGGTGGTAATGCAAATGGTAATGCTTCGCCTTATGCATCAGGTGCAGGTGGCGGTGCAGGTGCTGTTGGTCAAAGCGGCACAGCAGGCTCTACTACCAATTGTTTAGGCGGTGCAGGTGTTGCAACTAGCATTTCAGGTAGTTCAGTTACTTATGCAACAGGTGGTAATGGTAGTTTTAGTGCAGCCCCTCCAGGCGGTGCAGGTCAAAATGGAGCAGCAAATACTGGTAATGGTGGCGGTGGAATTGGAAATGCAGGCGGTGGCGGTATTGGTATTGGCGGATCAGGTATTGTGATTCTTAAATATCCAGATTATCTAACAATATCAAACCCTGGTGGCGGTTTAACTTTATCTACTACTACAAGTGGTGCAAATAAAATTACTAGCGTTACAGCAGGCACAGGAAATGTGAGTTGGGCATAATGGCACATTACGCATTTTTAGATGATAATAATATTGTTACCGAGGTTATAGTCGGTATTGATGAAACAGAAACCATTAAAGGTTTAGATACTGAAACTTGGTATGGAAACTTTAGAGGCCAAGTATGTAAGCGCACTTCATATAATGGCAACATTAGATATAACTATGCAGGTGTTGGCTACAAGTATGATCAAGTTAATGATGCTTTTATAGCACCGCAACCATATAAATCATGGACATTAAATAACAAATTTGATTGGCAAGCACCAACACCTATGCCAACCGAAGGTATATGGCGTTGGAACGAAGAAAATTTAGAGTGGCAATCTTACGCGAATTAACCAGCCCTAATGGTTGGCCGGCTAGTGAAGATCGCAAGGCTTTACGCATTGAAACTTTTACAGTGCCAGGTACAAAGATTAGATTTGCGTGTGCAAAAGCGGTTGCACCCTTGCTTGTTAATTTTGCTAAAGAGTTCCATGAGTTAGTAGAACCCATTGATCAAGGCCAATTAGATGATTGGGGTTATGCCTTTAGACAAACCCGGGGATCAGATAGAATTTTAAGTAACCACGCTTCCGGTACAGCCATAGACTTAAATGCAATTAATCATCCTTTGGGCAAGTCAAATACATTTAATAAAGATCAGCGCAATACAATTAACCTACTCATAACTAAATATGGTTTGACCTGGGGTGGCAATTACAAAAGGCGTAAAGATGATATGCACTTTGAAATTGCGTTAAGCCAACAAGAAGTTAAACAAAAAATAAAAGAGTTAGGATTAGAATGACAATTAACAAAAACCAAAAAGAGATAATTAAGTCATACCTAAGAAGCGTAGCGGTTGCAACCGTTACAACAATATTGGCTTTAGTCGCTGATGTACGCCCTGAATTTGCAATTTTAGCAGGTGCGGTAGTTGCCCCTCTAATGCGCTTCCTTGATCCTAAAAATGATCAGTTCGGCATCAATAGCAAATGACCGCAGATGATTGGATGGCATTAGTCGTATCTATTGCCACAATAATTGGATCATTTATTGCTTCAGTGCGTTGGCTGGTAAAGCATTATCTAAGTGAGTTAAAACCTGATGGCAATGGTGGCCATAACCTAGAAGGCCGGGTTGCACGCATAGAAGATAAGTTAGACACGCTTTACCAAATTCTTATATCTAAGTAATAAGTCAGCCCTATCCCTTACCCTATTGCCATGAAGATGTGCGTGGTTGTACCCAGTAGGGGTAGGCCTGAAAATGCCGAAAGGTTAGCCCAGGCGTTCAAAGATACCGGTGCAGAAGCCGACCTTTACATTGTTATAGATAATGATGATCCTAAATGGAATGAGTATGCCAAAAGTGAAAACTACAAAAAATTACCGGCGGATAATAAAACAGGTGGTTGTGCTAAATCTCTTAATACCGGTGCAGTTCTTCTTTTGGATATTACTAAATATCCTTTATATGATTATTTTGTTTTCATGGGTGATGATCACCTTCCTAGAACGCCGGGTTGGGATAAAGCCTTTATTCAGGCGTTAGGCACTAACACTGGAATAGTTTATGGTGATGATTTGTTACAAGGTGCGAATCTACCAACAGCCTATGGCATGACTAGAGATTTAGTTAATGAACTACGCGGTATGACATTTCCAGGTTGCATACATCTATTCTTTGATAATTTTGTAAAGCAATTAGGCCTAGATTTAGAATATTTAAAGTATTTACCTGATGTGATTATTGAACACATACATCCAGCCGCCGGCAAGGTTGAAATGGATGAAGGCTATGCAAGAGTTAATGCACCTAAAATGTTTGAACAAGATTTACTTACACTTCAAAGATATTTATCTGATATGGAATATGCGGAGTTAGTAAGAAAATTTAGATGAATATACTGATCACTGGATCACATGGTTTTGTTGGTCGCGCTTTTAGGCGTGCTTTACCTAATGCCAATCTAACCCTAGTAGATTTGAAGGCTGGTATTGATTGCCGTAAGTTCTTTCAGTTAGAGAAAAAACAATATGATCTTGTAATTCACTTAGCCGCTTTAGTTGGTGGCCGCATGATGATTGAAAATGAACCATTGGCATTAGCAGTTGATCTAGCCATTGATGCTGAATTTGCTGGTTGGGCTATGAGAACTGAACAACCTTATGTTGTTTATTTTTCATCATCAGCCGCTTACCCAACTGATCTACAAACCTTATCTAAGAAGCGTAAGTTAAAAGAAAAGGATATAAATTTTAAGAACATAGGCAAGCCTGATATGTCCTATGGCTGGTCAAAACTAACCGGTGAAATGTTAATGAATTACTTGCGTGAAGAAGGTACAACCGTACTAACGCTTAGACCATTTAGCGGATATGGCACTGATCAAGATTTAGATTATCCTTTTCCTGCAATTATCCAACGCGCAATAATGAACTCTAACCCATTTGATATATGGGGTAAGGCAACTACTACTAGAGATTTCATTCACATTGATGACATAGTGGATGCAGTAATTGAGATGGTTAAAAACAATTGCAATCAAACACTTAATTTATGTACAGGCAGGCCTACAACATTTTTAGATTTAGCAGTTATGGCTTTGAATACCCTGGGATATGAGAAAACACCTGCCAAGCGATTCAAAATATTAACCGACAAGCCGGCAGGTGTGGCCTATCGGGTTGGTGATCCTAGTATGATGAGCGATTACTACACGCCGAAGATTAGTCTTGAAGAAGGTGTTGAAAGAGCAATACGCGGAATCGTATGATCTGAAATTGGTGGTTATGGCTACTAAGAAACCTAGAAAAGCACCACAGCGTAGGCGGCGTACGCCACGCAAGGCTGAAGCGTTGAGCAAATTAGAAAACCATTACATCACATTAAATGAACTTTTCAGGGCGGCTAAGTCTGCCGGTTTTAGCCATGAAGTTGCATTTTGGTTAATAACAGAACCCGGTGCATCAATGCCTGATTGGATCAATCCAAGTAATCAACCCACTGAGATCATTCCCCGAATTGATCCAACAGAAGATGAGGATAACGATTAAGCGAGATAAATCATTTAATGCGAGGTATTTAGTAGTCAGTGATATGCAAGTTCCATTTCAATTTAATGAAGCAATCACTAACCTAAAAAAGTTGGTCAATGCTTTCAAGTTTGATTTAGTTCTTAATACTGGTGATGAAATGGATTTTAATACTATTTCAAGATTTAGTGATGGCAAGGCTGAATCATTTATGCAGACCCTTGATGAAGATCGTACTACCTGCCAAAACATTCTCTATGATCTAAAAACTGATGTAGTTAGTAGATCAAATCATTCCGATAGATTGTACAAATCTTTACAGCGCATCCCAGGGCTTATGGGATTACCTGAGTTACAGTACGCAAATTTTATGGGCTTTAATGATCTTGGAATACATTATGCAAAACAGCCCTATGCAATACCTGGCACTAACTTTGTACTGTGTCATGGGGATGAAGGGGTTATATCTAACATAGCCGGGCAGACTGCGCTGAACCTTAGTAAAAGGTGGGGGCGTTCAGTAATTTCGGGACACACGCACAGGTTGGGCTATACATGTGCTTCAGAAGCCTTTAATGGCCGTTTAGAGCGTGTTTTAGTGGGTATTGAGTGTGGTCATACATGTGACTTAAAAAAGATGTCCTATACCAAAGGCTACGCCAATTGGCAGGCCGGGGCAGTGATCATACATATCAAGCGTGGCAATGTGAGCGCAGAGATGATCCCATTTAATGTTGATGGGTCATTTGTGGCTATGGGTAAGGCCTTTGGGTGATCTAAATCACATAACACGCCGTGCCTGGCAATTGCATTTGTCAGTACCCTAGTGTTTAATTGCATTTACAAAGGCAATTGACCAGGAAGGGTTAATTATGAGAACGCTACAAATAGTAAATAGCAAGACATATTGGGAACATGCAAAATGTTATGAATTACATACTTATTCTGATGGTACTCATTCATACAATAAATACCCACAAAGATTTCTTAGTACATTGGTATGTATTACTTGGGGTAAAGCACTGGATAAAGCAATTGCAGATAGAGCAG